ACCAGCTGTTAATAAAGCATTTTCAAAAATTGAATTTGAATTATCATATATTAATACTTGGCCTGCTGCTGGGCTAGTTATTGTTGTATCGGTTAAATTGTTTAAACCTGCATTTAGACTGAAAGTTGTACCGCCTAAAGCTAAACCTGTTCCGGCACTATAAGTTGTATTAGTATCAGTCGCTGCTATGGTTAAAGTATCAGTTCCGGCAGTTGTAGTTAATGTTACATTACTTCCCGCTGCCATAGTTAATGTATCGGTAGCACTATCTGCTACAATATTACTCTGACCGCTCACCGCTATTGTTTTAAAACTGTCTGTTTGAGTATCAGTTGCCGCAATAGTAAATGTTGGATATGTACCTGAAACACTTATATTAGCACCTGCTGATAAAGCAACTGTCTGATCAGGAGCATTGTTAGTTATGGTAAAATTCGGATAAGTTCCTGAAGTAGTTATACCAGTGCCACCTGTTAGGGCAACAGTTTGATCTGGCAATGTATTTGCTATCGTAAGCGTTCCCCCTGCATCGTCATAGGTTTTCGATATACCTGTACCAGCTACTAATAATGTATTAACTTGGTCATCAACACGCTCAGCAGTATAATAAAGATTTGAGTTTTCAGTTATACCTGAAGTATTTAATGTAATTGCTTGTGAGCCATCGAAAGCAACGCCTGATATATTTCTTGCGGTTGCTAATGTAGTTGCAGTAGAAGCAGCGATATTTAAACCATCAACATATGCTTTGTTTATGTGAGCTCTAACTTCTGACTCGCTCGGACCTGTATAAGTAATAACACCATTTGCATTATTATAAGATAAAGAACCATCACCACCTGCATCTGTTACACTAATTAAGGTTCTAATATCTGAATCCGACGGTCCTGTATAAGTAAAAGCTCCCGATGAATTATCGTATGCAAAACTCCCTAGACCTCCACCATCTACTGCAGATAAATCTGTTAAACTAATCCCTGATCCTGTATTAGCAATTGTAAAGTTAGGATATGTCCCAGTAACATTAATTCCTGTTCCTCCTGTTAATGCTACTGTTTGATCGGGTGCTGAATTTGTAATTGTAAAATTAGGATATGTTCCTGATGATGTTATGCCTGTACCTGCAGAAATAGCTACTGTTTGATCCGGTGCACTATTCGCAATTGTTAAAGTTCCAGCACCATCATTATATGTTTTAGTAATTCCAGTTCCAGCTTGAATAAGTGTATTTGCTTGATCATCTACTCGTTCTGCAGTATAATATAAAAAACTAGCATTTTCTGTTATATTAGAAGTGTCTAGTGATATGCTTGATGTTCCATTAAAACTTACTCCGGCAATAGTTCTGGCAGTTTCTAAAGCAGTTGCGGTTGCAGCATTCCCTGTTGTTGAACCTGATGTTCCTGATACGTTTCCTGTTACATTCCCGGTGATATTACCGGTGATATTCCCTGTTACATTACCTGTGATTGTTCCAGATGCTGTTATTGTGCCAACTGAAATATTAGGTGTTCCTGTTAAATTTGATGCTAGTGATGCAGTTCCTGTAACGTTTCCAGTTAATGGTCCACTAAAAGCATTAGCAGTTATTGTACCGGTAGCAGTTAAATCACCACCTGTGTTTAAACTAATTCCTGATGTATTACCAGCACCATCAGTTATTGACTGTAAGGCACTAGCTAAAGTCCCATTATCACCAACTTTAATTAACGAGGGATATGTAGTGCTTATCGAATTACCTGTTAGACTTGCCATTGTTTATTTTTTTTAGAATATACTTTTTTAATTTCAAAATATTTATTTTTTTTACTTTATATCGTTTCATAAAACCCAACCATTAAATAAATTATCTTTATCTGGGTAAACATCTTCATTTACGTTTGTATTATATTCAGGAAAATGTGTAGAATTAAAACTTAAATAATCTATCATTCTTCTTATATAATACTCAGAAAAATCTCTTTCTTTGTTTACTAAATAATCTACTTCATTTTTAGTTACACTTTCAGCGTTTTCGCTTATGTGTTTGAACACACCTGCATTTTTAATTTGATATGCTGCAAATGGTAAATAGTCCATCATAGCAAAATGTATTAATGCTGGTTGTACATAATTATTAACAAGAGTTAAATAATGCCCTGTTAAATTATTGTTTGTAATTTTTGATTCTAATGCTTCATATAATTTTGTGCCCAAAAAGTTTTGAATATGTATTTCTTGCGCAATCTTTATGTAAGGCAATAGCTTATCAACATCAACGTTTCCGTCAATTATTGTATTCTTTTTTAAAGTACTCGTTTTTATAAATAATACCTGCGCCATTTTTAAAATGCTTTACCTTTCGGTGTTTTAAACTTTTTCTTTTTTATAAAACCTCTTTTTGCCATATCTCTAGGTCTTTTTGCTACGTCTTTTTCATTTACTTCAGGTGTAAACCCTTCTCGCTTTGCTTCTGCAACACTAATTTTAGACCTCGGATTTTTTGCATCTGGTGTAACAGTTTTAGCCATATAAACTCTACGTTCCCAAAAATGACGACAAGATCCGCCACCTTTATACAACCAAATATCATAAGTATTAGCACCGCCCTCACCCCATCCAGGATTGACCGCCTTAGTACTCATTTGTAATATATCTTCTTTACGATAAATTTTATTAGCTTTTATCATTTCTTTACAAAACTCTCTAGTTTCATCATCATATTTTGCAGGTGCATATGCATACCTAACTTTGAATTTATAACCTTTTTTATTTGTACCGTCTTGTGTGCTTTTAGCGTTTGACCTAGCAGTTCCTTGACTTACATCTTCTTCAGCTAAATTCAGTTTAGTATTTAATTCATCATCTTTATCATAATCAACAGGTGCAGACTCAATTACTTCCCAAGTATCTAAATCTTCAACTTCACCTAAATCGATAAATTCTTGTAACGCAGTTTTATCACTTGATAACTCTTTTTTATCTTCTAAATCTACTCCTGTTTCTTCTTCCCTAGTTTCTTCGTCAACAATATTGCCTTCTAAATCTGTGAACTCTAATGGTTGTAAAGTTGTGAAATATACGTTTAATGATATATCGTTGAAAAATAAAATCTTATCTATAGCATCTAAAATATATTCTTGTTGAACTCTTATCACCATATTATCAAATAATACACTTGCTTGTTTTAACTCATCAGCATTATTACCTAAACCTGTATTATCTTTTATCCCTAATAACATAGGCGATACAACTCTGTGACCTACCATTATTTTTTTTGTAGACTCATCACTTAAGAATTGATATTGATTATGTGCATCAGATAATTGTACAGGGTCAATAGTTGCTGCACTTTCTGAATTATCATTAAATGCTAAAATAAATTTACCAGCATTACTGCTACCGCTAAACTTATCATATATTCTTCTTTCAATTAATTCCCTTGCTTCTTCATCTGGCGTTCCGTTATTAAAATTGATCAACATACTAGGTGCCATTCCGTTTTGAATATTATTAATGTGATAATTAGCCACTTCGGACTCTAATTCACAATAAGGAAGAGCTCCTTGATAAGTAACAGGGGTATAATAAAAATATCCTGCTCTATAAGGTTTGATACATAATATTTCAATAGCACTGTTTTCACTTTTACCAAAAGCTGGTATTCTTGTTAATTTATCTCTATTTGTATATTTTGACCAATCGTGAAAATAATAAAACGCTTTTACATCACCTTTTTTGTCAGCTTTTTCTGCACGTAACGTTTGTACAGGAAAATGTTCTACTTTTACTATTTTACTTCTATCTAAATTATAATATACTTGAAAAGTTGCTTGACCTAATAAATAAAAGTCAGCACAAACCTTTTTCATATCTTCTTTTTTGAATAACGTTACCATTTCAGCGTATTCCATAGGTTTTTTATCGCTGTTAGTAGCGTTTAAACCTTTACCATATATCATTTCAGTAATTCCGTTAATAATAGCATTGTTAGTTGGACTGCCTTGATATTGATCTATTAAATATTGATAATAATTATTGTCTTCACCATAAGCTACGAAATCATTTTGTTTGTCTTCCGTAATTTTTGGGGATGTATAAGTGCTTAAATTTACTATTCTAATATTGCTCATTAATTTATTATTATGTAGTCATCATTAGGATAACTTGTTGTTTGTGTGTATTCACCGTTATTAATTGAATAATAAGAATTATCTGATTGATCGATAGTTTGATCAGTACAAAATATTTTATCTAAATAAATAACGCTTTCTGATGATATTACTGCCTCCCAATTTGCAGTTGCTAGTTGCCATTGAGTTTGTAACGAATTCCATAAAGCTCCAGTTCCTTTTATAATAGTTAAATCATAAAACCTGCCTTCTACTAGTGCTGAACCAGCAACGCTAAATGAGGTGCTTATAGACGCTTTATCATTTGTTTTTGTAAGTGTTAAAGTATCAACAGTTTCAGTTGTGTTAGTGCTTGTATCTCTTAGCGTCATTTTTATTGATGCTGGATATTCTCTAGGTATAAATGATAGAGTTTGAGCGTTCGCACTGGTTGTCAATATCTTCATATATATATAATATAAAAATTCAAGTTTTTTATAAAATAAAAAAGGGAAGTTAAAAAACCCCCCTTTCTAAACACACAAAAAACAAAATTGTTATGCGGTTGGATCTATTTGAGTCGCATTAGCCAACGCAGTTACTACACTTCCAGTAATATATAATGGTGGTATAACTTCTGTTGCTGTAAACGTTAATGTAAATCCTGACATATCAGTAAAAGCTGCTCCTGACACTATCGTTCCCGCAGTGACTTCGGCTCCCTGATTGAAACCGACCATAAATAAATTTGGAGTTTCATTGTTATCTTCAATTACTATGTGTGGCCTAGCTGCTGCAATTTTTTTAATTTCTTCTTGCGTTAGCACGTCCAAGTGAGTAAAAGTAAGTTCTAGAGTTGTTTCATATACAGTTGTTCCTGTATCCCTTGAACTTATAATATTTGTTGTTAAAGAACTGTTTGCACCTTTTAAATCATATTTGTAAAAAGCTGGAGTTCCAGCTAAAGCAGATATATTTCCGTTTGATATTGTTGCCGCACCTAATGATCCAAATGCCGCCATATAAGCAGTTTTAATCCCACCAACTGATTGTTTACAAGGTAATTTTCGTCCTGTTGTTAATGCACAAGCCATAAGTTTATTTTTTTAAAAAAAAAGGTAGATAGTTTGTTGCCACCTACCTTTTATTGTTATACAATTATTTATTATGAATAAAGAACGATATCAGATCCGATACCATGCTGAATTCCTGCTGTAAACCTCATTACAACTCTAACGTTTTGACTTCCATCAATATCAGCCATATCAATTACTTTTACTTCGTTTTGATCTGACATAAGACCTGTACCAAAGAAAAGATTTGATTTTTGAGCTGCTACCATTGTGTCACTTGCTAGTCCTGATGCTAATACTAATTGGATACCATCAAAAGATACCGCATTACCCATATTGTACCATTGGTTACCTTCGTTATTTGTACCTGCAGCACCTAAACCATTAGCACCAAACCCACCTAAACTTCTAATGTAGTTTCTGTAAATATTGCTAGGAACGTAGATAACTAAATCTTCGTTACCATAAACTGCTGATGGAATAGCATCCATTACTTTACCAATTTCTGCTGCTACATTTGCTGAAGTACTCGCTTGACCTGCAACGTCTACTACATCGCCATCTGCTAGTAGTGTAGTTCTAAATCCATCGAATTCACCTACAGTAGCATTCGAACCATTCCAAATGTTTTGTTCCATTTTTTGAGCTACTTTATCTGCAACGTGTGCAATTAAAAAGTCACTAAATTGTGGAGGTAAATTATCAAAAGCCGAATATCCCATTTGTACAGCCTCCCAATCTGATTGGAAATCTTGCTTACATAACTGTAGGTTTACTTGAAATTCTTCAGGTTGTAATATTCTCTCTGTTAGAGTAAGTGTAGATGTAGGATAAAAGTCACAGCTAGAATTTTTTACAATTCCGTCAGTTGCTACTTTTTTCATTACTTGC